TTCGGAGCCACGCACGGCGGCCCCGGCGGCGGTGGTCGTCACCACGCCGTCCATCAGTAGATTGAGATTGGCCGCGGTCAGTTCGGCCAGCGTTGTCTCAATCACCCCCGTCTCTTTGACGCGCAACGACTTAACCGGCGCGGTCAATTGCTCCACTTCCAGCTCAAACTTCTCTTGTGTCCAAGAGAGCGAGACAGGCGTGAGCGTATACCCCATGTTGATCCACGCCCCGCCCCAGGCCGCGCCAAAGCCAAGGGTGTCCTCGTCTGGTAATGCTTCTCCGACCGGCGCCCGGTAAAGGTTGGCGGGCGCTATGATAATGTCTGCTACTGCCATTGTGTTTTTCTCCTAAATCTCAACAATCCACGCACTAAATTCCAACACCCGCCCATACAGTTGGGTTTCGGGGTAATACACGTCATACATATTGTCGTCATCCATACTGATCAGGGCAGGCGTGGCCGTCTTGTTGCTGTAGCCCCTGAGCGCCTGCTTGACAGCGACAGACAGCGCTTCGGCGGCGGTATAGGTGACGGCCCAGCACGATACACGCACGCCCATCTGTTCAATATGCCCGCCGCCTTCCGATCCCTGCTCCTGTTCAATCGTGTACGTGATGGCCGGGAAGGTGGCGTTTTGGGGCAGGCCGACCGGATAGGCGCGCGTACCGATGATGGCATTGGTGGCCGGGTAGGTCGATAGGCGGGCATAGAGTACCGTTGATAGCGCCACTACTTCACCGCATCCATAACCAGATCACGCAGGGCGCCAATCACTTCGCGCCGTACCTCGTCGACGTTTTGGTCGAGCGCCGGGCGCAAATAGGGCTTGCGCACTTCCTGCGCCCAGGCGTAATCAACATCCGTGCCGACGTACACGATGGTGTTGCCGGTCTGCACCCCGACTTCCGTATGGATGCTGCGCCGCAAATTGCCGGTCTTGACCGGCGCATCCTCGACCGCCTGATTGCGCACCGGCTGCGCCCCGACCAGGAGCGCCCGCTCGATGGCCTTGCCCCGCGTGGCAGCGTCCAGGTTGGCCAGCTTGCGGCTCAGTTCACCCATGCCGCGTAACGTTTCGGCCATTAGTCATCCTCCGCTACTTGCAAGGTTCGGGGATCACCCTTTTTCAAGCGTGGCACATCCGCCATTTGCGCGAGCAGGCGTTGCACCATGCCCTTAAGCTCTGGCCCTGGATTGTCGGCCAACATATCCCGGAAACATTCCGCTAAAAACATCGCCTGTAGGTTTTGCCAACAGTGTTTGCAGACCAGGATATTGGCACTCCTGCCGACAGGTAAGACGCCCTGCACCATGTACGTTTCATCGGTCACATGCTCACACTCGTACAGATACCAATCGCCCCGCAACTCCTTTTTGAGTTCGGGAACTATCTTTTTCTCACGCATCAGCTCACCACCTTTGCCGATAGACGGGTCTGGCTGTGCTGCCCGTCGATTTCGGCATTCGTAATGTCATAGGGCAATGCGTCGCTTGACCCTGGTGACGTGACTACGGCCCGCATTTTCTCGACAATCTGCGGATAGACGCCGACTAACTCAATCGTGTATTTGTCGCTGACAAATGTCTGGTCGGGCGTCAGCGTTTCAACCCCACTGACTGGCGACAGACGGCAGGCGAGGTCGGTTAACCCGGTCAGATTGGCCCACACCTTTGTAATTTCGCCATTCTCGCCCTGCACTTCGCTCTGAATCTGAATCGTACAGCGTGCCGGGTAGGCCAGCGGCGTCAGGTTGGTAAACATATCTGGATGCACAACGGTTGGTTGGTTCATTCGTACCCCCTGTAGTGGCGGTCGATATAGTCCCGATGGCTGGCCGGTCCAAGATACCACTCGGCTATTTCAAAGCCGCTGGCGTCGCCGGTTACATCTTCCAGTACCAAATCGGCGGCGTCCTGTTCGCGCAGTACCTTCGCGCGGGCGCGCAGCTCGGCGCTCACCTTCGGGCCGTCCGTGGTCAGGTCAAGCAGCGTGATGGCTTTGAGCACAAGTGTCTGGCTTGACCCAATCGTTTCCAGCGCCAGGGCTGCCCCGCGCTTGACGCGGCTGCCTTCCATGGCCAGTAGTCCGGTTATTTCCTCGTCGGAAAAGATAAAATTCGTCGGGTTATTATCGGGAATAAGCAACCTGACTTGACCGACGGCGGTCGAGAGCAGATAGGTAAAGGCCATCGGTCCCCCTATTTGGCTTTCGTGGCTGGCTTGGCTTCCGGATCCGCTGCCTTTGTTTTGTATTCGAGCGGCTGAGCCTGGCGTTTTGCCTTTGCCGGCTCCCGTAGCTCGGTGGTGGCCTGTGGCTCTGGTGCTTTGGGCGTTAGTAGGTCAACCAGCGCACGCAGGGAGAGACATTGATCGTGCATGTAGATGTCATGTAGGGAGGCTGGGCTGGGTAGGTCTGTGCGTTCCATAAATGCTCCTTTAGATAATGCGAATCACGATTGGTTGATCGTTATGGCGGCCAGCGGCGGTAGTGATGTGGTTTACGAGTGTGTAGTAGGTGTCAAGCGTGCCGCCCGACAACCACACTTCTGCCCGTGTGCCGGTATTCGTGTCGGAGTCTTTCGTGATGCCGTCCGGAACGGTCCACGTCGATGTCACAATCGTGTCACCGTCTAGCCACGCTGACCAATCGACATAATAGTCTTTTACGCCGTCTACAACTTTTTCAAAATAATTGGATGTAGCCATAGTGCCTCGTTAGGCCAGTTGCTTACAGCGAAAATATGCCGGAGGCGTTCCAGACGATGTTAATGTCCCCGCCATTAGGTGTGACCGGCAACCCCGCCGATGCGCTGTCAATGTAACAAATCAGCTTATCGGTTGCGGGGTTGCCAGTATCAAGGAACAATACAATCGCTTCCACTGTGGCGCCGGATACCGCCGTGAACGTGATGTCGGCGGCGTCAAATACGCCATTGGTGAAAGTTTTGGAAGCCAGTGCTGCCGATTCAGCGCCAACCACGCCCGACAAATCGTCGTAGTTGTCATGCGCTGCGTTATACGTGTATGTGCCGGTATCAATCAACACGGCGCGCACCACACTATCAAGATCAAGATCGGCTTTTAGAAATGATTCTTTGGCCTTTGGGTAAACTACACTAGCCATAATCTATGCTCCCACTGTATAGGTGCGGTTTTCTGCCGCAACGGTAATGCCTCTATCTTCAACCGGCACTAAATGGGGTCTGTGTTCAAACAGTGCCATGTAAACTCTATCTTCGGCCTCTACCGTGTAAATTCTATTCTCAAATGGTACGGTGTACGTACGTTCTTCGCTGGCCGTAAACAGCGATATAAGCACCTGGAAAACCATCGAAACGCTTACGATTGTATTCGGCGTTATCGTCTGCGTTGTGACTGTCTGCACCAATGGCACATAGACAATCGCCGTGCTATTGATAAAGCCTACATCAACCGTTACCGCACCAGTCGTTATTGCCGGCGCATACACTTGCGCTGTGCTGGCGATGGCGTTCGGTGCAATCGTCAACCCTGCTGCCATCACCGCCGGTTGATAAACTTGCGCAACCGATGCGATGGCGTCAACCGTGATACTAACAACCGTTGTGATGCTCGGCTGATGGACCACATCTGCCGATGCAATCGTGTTGGCGGCAATCGTTACTGAGCCAACCGTCACCGCCGGTTGATGCACCTGCCCTGCTGACGCAATGGCATTCGGTGTAACGGTCAGGCCGGTTGTGATGGCCGGTTCATGTACAACCGATGTGCTTGGAATGTGGTTGACGGCAATCGTTACCGCACCCACTGTCACCGATGGCGCATACACAACCTCTGCGCTGGCGATGGTGTTGAGATTAACAACACTTGCATCAGTCGTGACGGCTGGCTGGTATACCGTGCCAGTTGCTGCAATCGCATTCAGCGTGACACTGACCGCACCAACCGTGATAGATGGTTGATGCACCGTCGCCGTGCTACTGATAGCATTAGCGCTGACGGTGACGGCGCCAACTGTGACGGATGGTTGGTGCACCGTCGCAACACTGGCCACAAGCGAAGGCGATACCGTGACTGCACCAACCGTTACAGCAGGCTGATAAACGGCGGCGGCACTTGCAATGGCGTTGGCGCTTATCGTGACACTTCCGACCGTCAGCGCCGGTTGATACACCGTTGATGTTGATGCAATTGCGTCAACTGTGACGCTAACCGATACCGTCAGCGATGGTTGATAAACCTGTTCGGTGCTACTGATAGCATTCAGGTTCACCGATACAGCGCCGGTTGTGACGGATGGTTGATGGACTGTTAAGGTACTTGCAATAACGTTCGTTGTAACCGTTACTGCACCGACTGTTACCGCCGGTTGGTAGACTGTAGCCGCCCCGGCAATGGCGTTGGCATTGACGGTTTGCGATGATGTAAGCGCTTTTAACTCTACCGCTATACCACCCCAGGTTGTCGAAGTGGTCCAAGTGCCGGTTGCCGTTGTCTCAAAAGCATCGCTGCGGCATTGCGTCTGTAGTGCTCTTGTGCCGCCGACACCGTTCAGATCGTCAAGTTCAGTCCAGTTCGTGCGCGGTGTTGCCGTCTCATTCAGTGTGCGATGGAAGGCGACGAATGGCCGGTTGTCAGCATGACTCGCTGCGGCTAGATTAACCGTTCCGGTTGTGCCGGTTCCGGTGGCCGGTACAATCTGCACAAAGACGGCAGCTAATCCGCCTGATGTGTCAACATCCGTTACTTGGCAGAAAACTGCCGTACAATGCAACTGCGTATTTGCGCCAAATGATATTGTCGTAACGCCGGTGGTTGCACCTGCGGCCAGTGCCGCAAATAGCATTAACCTCTCGCCGCCGGTTGTAACAACGTTGCTGCTAATCTGTGTCCAGGTGATACCGTTACCTGAGACTGTACACGCATCCGCACCGCCGCTGTTGCGACTGGCCGTAATCGCCAGCAGAATGATGCCGGTGGTTGGCGGTGTCCACGAAGTATTCGCATAGCTCGTGGCGTTGGTGGCCGTGTTGATGTCTGGATTGACGGCGGCGGTTGGTCCGGTGCTGTTGCCTAGATTGACAAATGCCATTGTTTAATCTTCGGCTTTAGAGCCACCAGCCGCTAACCCCCAAACAAACAGGCCACCAACGACAAACAATAAGAGCAGGCACGCCATCGGTTATTGCCCGAAGGAAGCGACGGCGGACTTAGGATCGAGCAGGCTGCCACCAAAGGCCAACACGGCCTTCCACTCGCTCGACATCGTGTTGAAATCACCAGCCGCCTGGTCAAGTGCCCCACCGACGCGCGCCGTGTTGGCAATCTTCTGGTAGAGCACCGGCTGCTCATAGCCAGCCAGGAAGCTGAGCTCAATCGCCGGGCGGGCCACGTTCGGATTAGCAAACAGGAACCACTCCGTTGCGCCTATAGTGCCGGTCGTGGTGATGATGGGCAGATAGGGATCGACGGCCAGGCTGAGATTGCCGGCCAGCCAGTTCTCAGTGGTCAGCAGTGGCCCGCCCGCCGTGGAAATCGGGATATAGGACACTTGGGCCGACGCCAAGATATTGCGGGCTGTCACTTCCAGGCCAGGGCCAACCACCAGCACCGCCGATTCCACCATGATCGGCTCGCCGTCAGCATCGACCTTGCTGCGCAACATGCCGTAGGCCGTGGCCAGGGACGTGATGCTCAGCGCAGACGATGCGCCCGCGGTTAAAAGATTGCCGTTGCCCGAACTGAAGAAGGTGGCATTCGGCCCTGTCGAGGCCGCATACAGCGTTGTGACGTAACGGGCGACACTGCGCGCTGCGCCCCGTCCTAGCCGGTCGGGGATGGTGTCAAAGGCGTTGAGGTCGTCATTCAGCAACAGCTCCCAACTGACCTTAGCCCCCTTGCTGAACTTCTTGACGGAATAGGTGTAGCTTGCTTCCGACAGGCTGCCGTACTCCAGCTCCTCTTCTTCGCTCTGTTCAGGAAAAGCGCCCTCTAGCCCATCAACCGCAATCGCCCGCCCGGTGCGGAAGTCGCGCCGTGTGCCGACGCCGACGAACTTGCGCCAGTCCTGGGGGAACGTGCCGAAGCGACTAAGCATCATGCGCTCCAGCGTGTCACCCATCAAGAGCGGGAAGTCAGATCGGGTCATGGTTTCCGACAGGTGGATAATGCCGGGATAATGGTTGGCAATCTGGCGCGCCATGGCGTGATTGCTGGGCTGCATTGCCTCAAAAAACAGGTAGTAGGGAACGCGCCCCTTTTTCACATCCCCCAACAGGCGGACGGCGGATAGGACAGCCGCCTCGCGCGTTCGGCTTTGCCGGCGCTGATAGCCCTCCAACTCGCCGCCCTGTAACTCCATGTACAATTCTGTTGCCATTTCAGTTGCTCCTTGTGTCCAGGGTCGGCCTTGCCGCCCGCTAATCGTCGCTTGTGTTGCTGTCGGCTTAGTAGCCGATTTTGACTTTGATCGTGGCTGTCAATCCCGAACCGACCGCTTCCAGCGCGTAGCCAAAGCGCACGCCGGTCGCCTTCTTGCTGACAGGTGGTGAATCGGCTACGGTGTGGTAGAGAATGTCGCCAATCGCCACGGCGCTGTTACCGCTGCCGTCAATGCCCTTAACCGGTAGGTTAAACACGCCATCGGTTTTCATAGTGACATTGTTGGTGGTTGTCTCACTGCTGGTCAGCGCCACGCCAGGGAGCTGCCCGACCACAATCGGATCGCCACTGACCACCGACGCCTTGACGACGTTGAGCTGGTTGCCGGGCGTGTGCTTCATATTTGTTGCCATTGAATCCTCCGTAAATTGCCTATTACTTGTCTACTCGATTACCTGTCTACCACTTACCGATTACCGTCGCCCGTTGGCGGCGACCAATGCCTCGCTCTCCGAATAGCCCAAATCCGCAAAAGCCTCTTTCATTTTGGCGCTCAAGTCAGCAGGTGCCTGCCCTTGTGCGCTACTGTCGCCCATGCCCTGGATGCGGCCCGAACCATACCCTGCTGCCCGCTGCAAATATTCCTGCTCGGCTTTGACGGCCTCGACGATGCGCGCGGCCAGCGCTGTGTGGTCGAGCGCTCCCTCCTTGACGGGTGGGTTGGCGCTGAGCTGCGTTTGCAGCCGCTCACGCGTCACATCGGGCACGTCGACTCGGCGCAGGGCTTCGTTGACGGCCTCGCGGGCGTCGCGCAGGATAAGCCCCTCATTCATGCGGGCGTTGTCGGCTTGCAGCTTGGCAATCTGCCCCTGCGCCTCGGTCAATTTGTCTTGTGCTTCCTTGAATTGCTTTTCGTCCACGGTTGCGATCTCCTTATGAACTGAATCGGATGCAGCTACGCCCTTGCGCGCTGCTTCAAACATTTCGATTACTTTGCCGCCGGCGCCAGGCGTCGTCACCCAGTCCACCGAACGAGCATCGATCAACTGCTGAATTATAGGACCCTTGCGCCCTTCGGCCTCGCCCTGCTTGGTTGTGCCTCTGGCGCGGATGCTGACACCGATGCTGTTGGCCAACTCATTGACCGCGGCACGGTAGGGATTGAAGACCTTCGTTTCGGCGTATAGACCCGGCCCGGCTGGCCCGCCGTCCTGCCAGCGCGCGTTACCCATCAACTCACTGGCCAGGTTCACCAGGCTGCCCTCGGGCCGCTCGGCTTCCTCAGTTGCCGTCGGGTGGTCCCACCAGCCCTTGAGGCCGGCCCGGAAGATGTTGGGGCCGTCGCGCTTGAGCACCTCGGCTGGGTAATAGCCAGAGCTGCCCCAGCCTGGCGCAATAATCTTTATAAGCGCGGTGCCATCGGCGCGCACGGCACTGGCCTCAGTCAATGGCACAAACTCGCCGTCGATGGCGGCCTCCATCATGCCGGCGCCGGCCCCTTCTGGCTGGCTATACGGGTCACGTTTGTACAGGCCAGGCGCAGCGCTCTCTACGCCGCCGCGGAAGGCATCGAGGGCGTCACCAATCGCCGATGACAGGGAGATTCGCTCGTCACGGGTCAATCGCCCATCTCCGAACATGCCGTCGGCAATCTCGGTGAACATCAGGTGTAGACGGGCTTCGAGCCATTCGCCCACGTTACGGGCCTCACTCAAATTAAAAGCCGGTTGGTTGGTTGCTGTCTCTTTCTTTTTGTCGGCTGGCTTCTTGTCGTCGGCTTCCTTGTCTTCTGCCAGGCCGGCCAACACCGCGCCCAAGGCCTCCAGCGCGGCGCGTAACTTCGATTCATTTGCTGCTGATAGGACACGTCCGGCCATGCTTGCCTCCTGGGAACAAAAAACGCCCACCGCCATTGCTGGCAGGTGGGCGTCGAGCGCTCTGTGGTTATTAAGTTATGCGTAATCATATCACCGATCAGGTTCAGTTGCAATAGCTCTCAGATAATCAATGTAATCACGCAGGTCAAATTCAAACGTCATATCATTGCGCCGGATTTCCAGGATGAGGCGTACCGGCTCGATGCGCGCCATCAACTTGCCGCGGTTGTCGCGCAGGTTGCGCCAGCGCTGGGCTTCGTGGAGCGTCATCTGCTCGGTCACTTTGGCTTTCTCCGGTAAAGCGCTGTACAACGACAAAGCGGATGACCTAGCGGGGTTGCGTGTCCACTCTGGAAATCCTCATCAACATCGATCCACCCCTGCACGGCGTTGCCCCGGCAAATATCCGAAACGTTGCCATCCCCAACGGTAAGCCACTTCTTCTGCATCTTTAGGCCACCCGCCTCAAGGTCATCAATAACGATTGCGTTGCCTGCTTCGTAGGCCATGCCCAGCTCGGTAATCGCTACAATTTCGGCGCGGCTGCGCGTCCGGTCACCCAATAACAGATCGACCAGCTTGTCACCAGGTGGGGCAAACTGGGCAAACGCATCGGCGATCATGTCGGCAATTTCATCATAGCTTAATCCCCGCTCGGCGCCCTCGGCAATGATGGTCTGGATGCGGCTGCGCGTGGTCTCGTTGATGCCGGTTACAAGTTCTGCCCCATGCACTTTGAGATAGGCCACCGCGCGCGGGTTCTTCAAATTGAACGCCGTGTCGATTTCAAACTGTTGGGCCATCGCCCCGGCCCCCACTTCGAGGCCTGCCGTGGCCGCCGCTTGCACGGCATCCAGCAGCCCGTCAGACGCCTTGCCCTCGGCGATTTTGTCCCACGTTTCGAGCCAACTGCCTTGCACCAGGTCGGCGGCGAGCAAGGCCTTGCCCTGCGCAACGAACGCCTTGCCAATCGCCGGCGTTATCTTCTTGAATGCCGGGCGCAGCTTGCGCCACTTCTGCACGTTTTGCGCAGCTTCCAGGAAGCGATCAACGGCCTCGAGCAGTTTAGGCGTTAGCACCGTCGCCCTCCTGCAATTTAACCAACGCCTGGCGCAGCTCCCTGACCGCGTTGATCATCAATGCCTCTGCCATCGGGGGTTCGACAGGCTCACCCTCCGCTCCGGCCCCTGAGCTTGCCGAAGGGGGCACCTGCCCGTCGGGGAACATGGCCGCTAGTATTTCGTCTGAGTCTTTGACGCCTAGCGCGCTCATCAGCATGGCGGCCAGTGCCGGCAGCTCAATCGTACCCGCCAACGGTGCACCGCCCAACGTGGCGGCCTGCACAATGGCGGTGACCGTCTGCGCTACGCCATCCGTCACAACCGGCGGGAACACAACAGCCACGTGTGGATCAACGCCGTCATTCCAGATCAATTGCTCGGCGAGTTGGTTGTCTTCCACGGTCGATACAATCCGCCCTAGCCCCCGCAGCGGCCCTTGCGGCGCTTTGACGGCCCAGAACAGCACATAGTCATGGATAGCGCTCAGCGCCGTCGTCCAGAGCGTTTGGCGGTCAATCATTTTGAGTTCAGTGGGCCGGTCCAGGCTTTTGGCGGTGGCCAGCGTACCAACACTAGCGTCACCGAAATAGGTCTCGGGCAGACCAAACGACGCCGCCACCATCAAGAGCAAGCGCCGCCCATCCTCCATGCCGACCGTCGCCCCTGCGGTACGCATGGGCTCCATGTTCACATCAGGATTGCCGATAAATGTAGAGCCCACTGCCGGCGGCATATCGGTTGCGCCGCCGCCCATCGGCCCAGCGTTGAGCTTGGTCTTGGCGGCCCCGAGTGCGGTTCTGCCGCCTGGCGTGGTAAGCTTGAAAGCGAATTTGCGGTAGGCGCGCGTGATAGATGCGAAGTCTTCCAGGAACTCTTTATATGCTCTGGCCCAATCAATGGCATCGTAGATCTCAGATAACCCAAACTTCCAGTTGCCATAGCCGCCGACGCGCATGTGGAACACAGGCCGCTCCCACTGCACGGGCAGCCCGCCAATCGTGGCCGGCTTGGCCGTGGGCGTGTAGCGCCAATCGGGATAGTACGCGACGCGGGGCGTGGTCTCAGGAACGCCAGTGTCCTGATTGATAATGGTTTCCTGCCAGCGTCTGAGATAGTACCAGGGCTCACGGGCATCGTCGGGGTTGGCAATGCGGTCGTCAATCTCATCAAAGGGAATCGAGCGCACGCGTACGCGGCCGGTGGCCGTGTTGACGAAGAAGACAAAAAACAAATTGCCGTCCGTCTGCAGCTCCACTTCTTTCTGGCCAATCGCCTGGTGACTGGTCAGTTCGGCCAGGTTGCGCGGGTCGTCATAGAACTGGGTGAGGAGGTCGTCAATTTCTTCCGTCTCGGCAGTGACGTTGAAATCCTGGCCAAAGACGTAGAGGCGCTGCACCGCAATCGCCCGCTTTATAAGCGGGTTTTTAATGGCCATGATGCGGCTAAACTGGGTGATGTCACGCAGGCCTTGCCGGCTAAACTCATTGTCAGCATCGGCGGACAGCACGCGCCAACCCTGCGCCTCGAGCGCCATTTCGAGCGAGGCAATGCGCTCGTACATTTCGACGGCTTCTGATTCGTTGATGGTCTCAGTCATTCTTCGCTATCCTGTTCGATAAGTTCATCTTGTGTGAGCACGAAGGTGCGGAAGTAGGCGACGGCCTTCTCCTGCTCGGTCAGGGCAACGGCATAAAAGCGTGCCTTGTCAGCGCTAACGCCTAGCTTAAAGCGTCGTAACAGGTTCAACGCCTGACACATCGCCCGGTAAGCCAACAGATTATTTGTTACCACGTCGCCCCCTAGTATGGACTGATTTGCAAATTTTCGTCATGCACCACCATCTGATCGCCGTCGGCTGCGTCCGCCGATACGGACAAGGCCCGTGCTACGTTGGCCAATGCGTAGCTGTCAGCGCGGTCGTCATGCGTGCCAGACGGCCCGCGCAGTGTGCTGCCCTCGATGGCGGCAATCTGCGTGTACGTAGCAAACGAATGCAGCGTCGTTGACTTCTCCCGAAAAGCATCGGCCAGCTCATCATACAGAATTGTCTTGCCTAGCGTCATGCTCAGCCAGCCCAGCCGGTCATCGAGGCCGGCCAGGATGCGCAAGATGGTTTGATACATCAAGCGCAGGATAACGGCGTGACCATGGTTATTCCGTTCGACCAGCACGTCGGCATTGTTGAAATATTTGCCGATAGCGAAGGCGTGATCAGCGATGATTTGCGGCTGAAACTTGCCGGCCAATGCCGCTACTTCCTCGCCCGTCATGCGGTCCATCACCGTTAGGGCGCTATCATCCGACGTCGGGTTACCTTCCGCTGGGTCAACCCCTATCACGTAGCGCCTGCCCTTTTCCGGTTGCCGGTAGATGACCAGGCCGGGGATCGACGGTGCATCCTTGGGCAAAAAGCCCGCTTCTTCAACATAGCAGGCTTCGATCCAGGGTGACGGAATGCGCTTGTCCAGGCTGCGCGGTGCCAAGGCTTCCGTGTCAGTCGCTGGGTATTCCTGGTGCATGTCATCTAGTGCGCCCGTGCGGGCCAGCACGTCGGCTTCTTGTGCAGCATACCAGGTTGCGTCACGGCCTGGACGAGCGCTCCACGGCAGGAAGACATAGCCCCACTGCGTTAGCCTGCTCTTGGCACCGCGAAAGATGCGCTTAAATGGCGATTCCGGCGCCGACTTGTCAACGGTCGAAATCATAAACAGTTGCCCGCCGGCGTCAATCGTTGGCTTAACGGCATTGATCAGGCCATCGAGATCAGATACAAAATCGGCCTCATCGATGAGGGCAATACTGCCCGTGTAAGAGCGTCCCCCGGTGGCCGGGAAAGCCTTAGCGCTTGACCCGTTTGAGAGTGACCAATCGTGCTCGGAATCCGACTCGACTCGCCGCGCTCGCATCCATTTGGGCAAGCGGATGTAGATCCCCTTTAGCCGGCTAAGCAGCTCGATGGCCTCCTCATCGCGCTTGCTGAAAATGAGCGCCGTCGCCGCCGGCTTGAAGATCATCCGGTGCAACACATAGCACAGGGTGAGCCACGATAAACCCAACTGGCGAGCTTTGAGGATGACGAGCTGCAGCTCTCGCTCCAAACGTTCGAGTGTCGCGACCTGGGCCGGCCAGAGTTCAAAGCGGATCCACTCGCCATCGTTCGCGTTAAAAATGAAAACGTAAGTCTCTATCCAGTAGTCGATATTGTCGGCGCATTTTCGCCACTCGATTCTTCTGCGGCTTTCTTCTTGTTTCGCCACTCGGCCATTTCTCGATCTGCCTGCGCCCGTTCATCAGCCGTAATTTCTGGGATCGAAGTGAGGTTCACATCAAGCTTGTCAGCAAAGAGCTTGTGGTGCTTGCCAATGTGGACTAAGGCGGCTTGGGCGTCGTAGAACTCTATATCCTTGCCCCACTTCGTTTCCTTGATGCCTTTGATCAGATGCCCCTTGCCATCAGCTATCAATTTGGCAATGTCTACCGTGCCTTGCGCCGATATGTATTGGCCATGCGCTCCCTGGGCTTGTTCACGAAGGCGCATTAGCACCTCGTCCGATCCCATTGTGGCCTCGCCAATGCGACGCTTAATTTCTTCGGCAATGTCAGTATTTGTCAGTAATTCGTGACCATTGCGGCGCGCCGTCTCTCTGGTGGCATTAGGGTAAACTCTGGAATAAGCCTCCGTCGCATTTAGATAGCAGGCGATATACTCATTAATAAAAAGCTGGTGCCTTGGCTTCATCAGCTACGAAACTACCCCAACAAAAAGCGCTGCATCTTACTTGGCCTCGCCGCCACTGGCTGCCCATCGAACCCGCGCGCCTGGGCGCTGGTTGGTTGGTTGGTTGGTTCTGCTGGCCCACTCTGCACTGTGATCATCTTGAGTAGGATAGGAACCACCGCAATGATGATCGGCGCGTATGACATAGAGCTGCCCGGCCCGGACGTAAAATACTCCACCGCCCAGGCGACTAAGGCCAAAAGCAACGAGTAGACAATTCCAGGAACTTTCAAAATAACCTCCTATTTATAGGTCGATAACAACCAAAACAGCAGCGCCAATATGGCAAACCCTATCGCTATGCCGCGCAGGGCGGCCCGTAAATCTTCCGCCACTAATCCACCTCACCACGCGAGCCAACATGCACAATCGCCCAGATGAGAAACGCCCCAGTCACAGAGATTGCCACCAGGCAGCCGATTAGCATTATCCGAACTCCTTTTCGTCAATGACCGGCCCATCCGCCGGCGTCCAAGGTGGTATATCATCCTCGATGTCCAGACTCAGCTCGGCCAGGATGCGCCGCTCTGCCGCTTCTATCCGGGCCGTTATAATGCACGCCTGGATGAACTGAGCCACGACAACGACGATGAGCATAAGGCCGATGATGTACAAGTCCGTATAGGCAGGATCAAACATGGTTATTACCCTTCATTTCTTCCGCTACCCAGACCACCGCCGCTTGTGTTCGGTCCCTCACTTCTAGCAACCTGTAAATGTCGTAGAGGTGGTTCTTCACCGTTTGCCGTGCGATGCCCAGCACCAGACCAATTGAGCGATTGCTGTAGCCCTCTACAGCCAGGTACAGCACCTCATTCTGTCGCCTGCTCAGCGTCGCCAGTTGTAGCGGTATTTTGATGGGATTCCTGTAATTTTTGCCCACTATCAACCGGCCCAATAATCCAAACCTTGTAACGACCCCATATAACATTGCCCACGTAATGAATATGGAGCGGCACAGCGATCAAGAAAGGCACTAGCCCGATGGCCCACCATAGGCGAGACCATGGGCGCAAGTGTTCGTAATCGCTCAGTGGATGCGGGGCAATCACCACAGCAGCCAGCCCCAGCGCTATCCCCTGGCAGATATTCACCGCCGCAAAAAACCGCATTGATGGCACACGCTGCACAAAGTAATACTCCAGAAAGCGCACCAGACCCACCACGACAGAGGCAGCCGACCAAATCAGGAACAAAGCGAAGGGAATATTGCCTGATGAAAGGGCCTGTAAAATCTGCTCTTTCATTTGCCCCCCAGCGTTATGTAATACATGAATCCGAGACCGATTAGGAAGAGCAGCACAATAGCAGCGATCAATCCCCAGATCAACCACTTCGGGAAGTGGATCTTGACTTCTGGCGTGGGCTGCTCTGGCGCGGGTACAACCCGTAAGCCTTTCAGCGATTCCATCACAAAGCGCTTTGTTTCCTCATTGCTAGCCTGAATCTCTGAAAGTTGCTTATTCATAATCTGGTTGGTCAAGTCGCCAACTCTGGTATTGGTCGCAACGGTATTCGCTAAGTTATTTAGCGATAAGGTAAGATTTTCAAACTTTTCGGCTGTTTTGCGCTCTAGTTCAATTATCATGCGCCGTTGGTACTCATCTGATGATTCGAGCGGCTGTGGTGCGGGGCGACGTTGCTGTTCAAAATTAGACAAGTTAAAAACAATGTCGTTGCGCTGGTTTTGTTCAGTGCGGCGGGTATCAATATTTTTCCCGACAACAATGTCTTTGCCATCTTCGCCAACATCCCCACTTATATAATCGCCCTGGTCATTAAGCTCTGACCAATTCGGATCCCGCTCTCGATCATCGCTCATCTTGACCTGATAAAAAGAAATCGCCTATGCGACGCCTCTCATTCAATCACAAAAAAGCACGCAAAAGTATCAGTCAAAACTTCTAAGAGTTTTGGCCAGGTTGATCGAATAGCTTCCGGTCATGGGCGATCTTGACGGCGTGGCAGGCGTTGGAAGCGTTCAACTTCTGGAAGATGGTAATCAGGTGGGAGTTAACAGTTGCGAG